TATTTAATTTATATTTATTCAATATTGCATTAAATAAATTAAGAACATAATCTTTTGTTTTAGGATTTATTTGCCTAAGTAAAGCATCTAATATTATGATATTTTTTTTTTCTGGTGATCTATTATGAAAATTCTTAATTATTTTCATTGTATCTGGAGTAGCTGTATTAAATATTTGTTTATAATCAGCTTCTGTAAATAGCAAAATATATTTTTTGATTATTTTGTCATATTCAGTTTCAATATCTGTCATTATATGTGTAAAAGAACTATCAAATATTTTAAATTTTTTTAATACAGGATATGCAGATTCAACACTATTTGGTAGTGCTAAAATTGTGTCTTTATGTTTAAATAAATGTTTTTGACTATGAAATATATAATATAATCTTTGTTTTATTTTATTATAATCATATTTAATAATTGAACCACCATCTCTAATTATACGATAAAAAATAAATCCTTCGTAATCTAATATTTCATCATTGATCACCAAATCTATAGTAGATGTTGTAGCTGTTGTAGCTATTGTAGCTGTTGTAGCTGTTGTAGCTGCTATAGCATATCTTGGATTACTTGGTTTGTATTTTGATAAATAAGTTTTTTTTGTCATTCTACCTACTAATACTTCTTCTAAATCATTTAATAAATTATCTATGTGTGTTTGATTTAATGTTTCTGAATACCAAAACAAAGGATCAATCCAAGCAGATGGGGTATCTGGAATTAAAAGTTTTGTTTGAACTAATGCATCTTGTATTACTAGGTCAGAATGAGGTAAATAAATTCCAGATTGTTCACCATATCTATAATTCATTCCTAAAAATCTAAACATTGGAATATCATATGATACTGCTAATAAATGGTCTTGATTATTATTAAATAGATCTGTTCTATTTGGATTAACTGCTTCGAATATTAAACTAATATTATCAAGATCATTTATAATTTTACGTTTTTTTAATTGCTTAGTAAAGATTAATATATGTTCACAAAATGTTGGTAAATATTTTTTAATTAAATCTTCTAAAGATCGTGATTTTTCAGCAAGATCAATTTCTTTTAATAATAAATTCCAATTTAATCCAAGAAAACCACCTAATATTGATGAAAATATTGTCTCTATAATTTGTATATCTCCAAATAAGGTATTATGTGATGATATTACCATAATATATTTTGATTCAAAACATGCAATTGATATATCCATTATTAACTTTGCAGCCAAATATTTTTTTAAATTTTTATAATTTTTAGTATAATCTGTACTAGATTTTTCTAATGTACTAATTAATCTTTGTAATTTGGTTATTTCTTCAATAATAAACTTTTCTAATAATTTATGAACATATCCATCAACTGGGTATAAATTTATACTACATAATGAACCATCTACTTTCATACTTAGTATTCCCTCAAATTTGTTATCTTCGCGTATTAATCTAAAAGTTTCCATTTGAGTTGGTGTATATAATTTTTCTATTTCATCTGAAGAATTCCAAGTTTCAGTCTTAGTTTTTTTTTGACTTTTTGTAAGAACTTCTACACCTCGATCTAATAATTCTTTAATAATATAAAATCGAGAGTCTTTTAATGTATAAATACTTCCTCTTGCTTTTCTTGACCATTCTGTCCATAGTTTACATCTTTCCATATATTTTAAAGAAAATAATACATTTCTTTTACCAATATCTTTAAATTCGTGGTCAAGTAATTTATAAAATATATCACTCATTGTATCTATATTGCTAGAACTTTTTACATATAATTTATTTAAAAATTGTAATATACATAAATTATCACCATATTTTGTTTTAGTACCATCTTTGTCAACATATCCTAATTCTCTCTGTTGTGCATCATAACATAAATCACTTTTACATATAGCACATACTCGTTTAACAATAGTACCAGCAGCACCAGCATCAGAACCCTCACCAGAACCCTCACCAGCACTCCCATACTGATTTTTCAATTTTAAATATTTTTCTTTGTATTTTAAATACTTAGTTAAATAATTCATTATATTTTTAGATATACTAAAGCAAATATTTTTTTTTTGATATATATTTTATAAATATGTCAAAAAAAATATTTTCCCAATGTAATTCTTCGATTCGCTTTGCTTATCTCCGCATTCCGGACTAATAATTTCGATTCGCTTTGCTCATCTCCGTTATCAGTCCGTATGGTGCAGGAAAATAATTATAAAAATTACAGCTCTACAAAAATCTGAACATTTCAAAAATTTGAAATTAATCCTATTAGAAAATAATAAAATTATCATATAATAATTTAAATCAATATCAACGAGTTTTTATAATGAATGATCTTATCTATAAATACTATCAAATACGTTATTCAGTATTTGATAATTTAATTAAATTATTAGAAATTGATTATCCAAATTATTTATCTGAAAATAATTTTGATCTATACAAATCTTATAAACTAGAAAATTATACAGATTTTTATATAATGAAGAAATCAAATGGTAAAATTATTTGTATTAGTCCACAATCTAATATTTATGATATTAATCAATTTCATCCTAGTCAATTATCAATGATGAGAATACAATTTAAAAGTTTTCCTAATTATGATTGGTCAAATAAAAATATATCAAATATTACTAATGAATATATTAATGGAATGAAAATTCATCTTAGAGAAATAATAACTGAAATTATTTCTGAAATTAATAAATCCGAAACCAATCAATCCGAAACCAATCAATCCGAAACCAATCAATCCGAAACCAATCAATCCAAATCCAATCAATCAATTCCCAAACATGAATATGAATTAAAATTAATTATAGATGAAAAAATAAAAAAATCAGAAGTATCAACATATGATGATTATTGTATTCAAAATATTAAATATTATTTACGAGAATTTGATATTGCTAAAACTAAGATAAATAAAATGAAAATTATTAAACAGATCTTTGATTTTATATTTATAAATAATGACTTTTTGATTAAACATCAAAGATTTGCAGATACTATTATTGATAAATTAATTGAATTTGATAATGATATCTATAATTTATTTTTTACTATTATTAATCTTAATCAGAATCAGAATCAGAATCAGAATCAGAATCAGAATCAGAATCAGAATCAGAATCAGAATCAGGAGAAATATTTGGAAACATATCGTGATTTATTAAGTATTATATTAAATTTTATTTCAGCATCATATAGGTGCAAATTAAAAATTATTAAAGATATTCAGACAGATAAATCAAAGGAATTGTTTAGATCAGCACCATTTATAATACAAAGTCAAGTAGAAGAAATCAAATCTTAGTTAGTTTGTCTGCTATGATCTTTGGATTAGATTGTATTAATTTATTTTTTTCAGCTAATTTATAATCAAATGCACAATTATGATCAGTATTATATCTATGTGATGAACAATAATTACCATCACATTTACATTTAAATCCAAGTAATCCAACTTTTTTATTGCAAAAATGACATCTATTTTTTGGTTTGGAATCAGTAAGATTAGTAAGATCTGTAAGATTAGAATTAATTGTATTATCTGAATTAATCATTAAATTATTTGAATTAACCATTGAATTAACAATTGAATTAACCATTGAATTAACCATTGATAAGTATATATTTGTTTATTTATTATACTTATAGATATCTTTTTAACATAAAAATTATCAAATTTTTTCTACCATAAAAATTTGATAATTTTATTTAATAAACTAAGAAAAAATTAAACTCAAACTAATACAACTAATAGATGGGTAATTGTTTTAATTCAAATAGTTCAAAAAGTCAAAAAAGTCAAAAAAATCCAAAAAATCCAAACAAATCATCAATTGATTGGTCCAAATATAATTTTGATAATACCAAAGAATTTTCTCTAAATGGATTGTATTTAGAATGTAGAGTTGTTGATATTTATGATGGAGATTCATGTACTTGTATATTACCTTTGTTTGATAGTTATTATAAATTACCAATTCGATTAGCAGATATAGATACATGTGAAATGAAATCAAAATCTGATACTAATAAAGAATTAGCAAATAAGGCAAGAATATGTTTATTTGAATTAATAACTAAAAATAATAAAATGGAAATATATCCAAAAATTTCGAGAAAAGATATGAGAGCACTTCTAAATGATAATGTTTATTTGATTCGTATTTTATGTGGTAATTTTGATAAATATGGACGATTATTGGGACACTTATTTAAATCTGACAAATTAAAAATCCCAACAATTGTCGATATTGAGACAAAATCATTTAATTATAAATTAATTAATAAGAAATTGGCTTATAAATACGAAGGAGCAACTAAATTAACCGAACAAGAACAAATTAAATTTTTAAGACCTGTCAAAAATAAAGCTACTTGTTAAAAACTTACTAATATCATTTACTATAATATTATCATCAAATGTTTATAATTTATATTTGCTATAATCACCAGATATTTTCAAATTCAGTATTATGTATTAAATTACTAGCAATTAATCCATTATTGAATGACCACAAAATATGAGATCATTTGATTTTAATGGTCAAAAATAATAAATTATTAAATATACTAATTATAAATTCAAATTATGACACTCTCACGAATAAAGTCCAGGGCTTTCTTTGAATGTTTATGTAATTCTTCGATTCGCTTGCTCATCTCAGCATTCCGGACTAATAACTTCTACTCGCTTTGCTCATTTCCGTTATTAGTCCGTATTGATTTATTAGAAAAAATTGAAATAATCTTAATTATTTTAGCCTAAATAATTAAGATTAGTATCGACTTGACTTGATAAACAAATCAAACCCATATAATGAGATATCATCATATTCGTGACTTCATAAGAGACCGTCCTGAAATCTATGTATTTAATATTCAACATAGACTATATAGACTTGACGCATATTATGCTTTATTAAAAGAAACAAAACAAGAAAATGATCTTAATCAAACTAAGGCAATGAATGAATTTAACATATTATTAGCTGATTATACACGAGCACAGTTTGAATGGAAATTACTAATGGATGAACATCGTAGGAGGTATTATATAGAACCTCCACAAACACAAAAACCAATACTAGAATTATCTAGCCTGCCATCTGATTATTTGGATTTGCATAGGACAGATAGAAAGAGAGCAAATAGAGCTAAGAGAGACAGAGATAAGATATTAGAAGCAGAATATGATGCAAAGCTTTTAGAGTGGAGAAAAGAATTATCAAACTATGAGTCAAATCAAAGAGAATTATTGATTTTACATCCAGAACCAATTCCTCCAATACCACCATTTTATATTAATCCACCACGCATTACGATAGAATCAATGCCTGGATGGAAACCAGAATATGCAAATATTGAAACTGATGAAAAAACACTATCATATTTTGATAAGATAATTTTTCAATTTGATACCAAGTCTGAGTTCAAGGATATGATTAGGAAAGAGATCTCACCTGAATATTTGGAAATTTTTGAACTCTTGGAGAATTGTGGTTATGAAGTATCAATTAAGTCAAAAAATACTGAAGAGTATCATCATTATAGTGAAGGCGCAGGTTATAATCACAGAGAATATACAGTAATTAAGTACGAAATACATAATAAGATTAAGATTAATGTTTAGATTTGATTTATTTGATTTATTTTGAAAGTTATTTTTTATCTAAATAAATACATATTTCTTTGAGAATATTTGGTTTTGTTACTTTATCATATTTAGTAATAATAGGTTCCATTTGTGTAAATAGTAAATCTATTTTTGTTCTAGTAATTGTAAATATTTTACATCTTATGTCAGCTTCACCATATGAAATTATAAATTTATCAGGTTCTATTTGTTGTAAACCAGAAGGGAATTGTAATAAATAAGGATCATTAGAATAATTATCAGTAATGATAAATAATTGTGTGATTGAAACAATTTGATGTGTTGT